CCGCATTATAACGCTTTAAATGCTAGTGTGTTAGGAGAAAAAATATCAGCAAGAAAGGGTTACGTTTATGTCAGGTAGCGTGATGCTTGTGTTTTTCTTGCTGGCCGTTCTTTTCGGGGCCACTTGTTTCGGTCTCGGCATAGTGGAAGGTTGCCGGAGGACAATCAAAAAAATACTGAGGAATATTTCAAAGGGAGCGAGGGAAGGGGAATAATTATTCCTCTTTGTCTTTCTCCTCCTGAAGCCGTTTGAGAAGCAGTTCTTTGTTGTCTCCCGCATATTCCAATACGTAAATAATCCAGTCTACGATATTCATACCGCAGGATTTCGCATACTTGTTGAATTCGAGGAATTTATCAGGTGAAACCTTGAGGTTAATGTCGAAATCAGGAATAGATACTTGGCTATCGCCTGAAGGCTTGGGTTGGCTCATTAGGTTGTCGATAATGATCATTGCCTTTTTAGGGATGGTGCGGCTTTTTGAAAACCAGTTGTTGACTACTAGGTATTTCACGCCGCACTGATCTGCCAGCCATTGCCGAGTTTTCCCAATTTCTTTAAGCCATTGATCTATCTCTTCTTTCGTGTGCATGACGATGTAATATCATCGTTTAATGACACGAGCAAGCGAAAAAAAACAATCATACAGTGATATTTTTGTCTTGCTATATAATCAAACAGTGGTAAACATAGGGCATCAACCAACCAAATCATCACAGACCCATGATAGACAACATCCAGATACCAATCCGCAAACTTGCTGAGTCTCCCAAGGCCAGCGAATCAGTAATGACCATCTCAGCCAGGGATAACTTGCCGCTGAGTGATGCCATTATTCAGACTCTTCGGGTTTTGGCTCATGACGCAACTGACAGCAAGACGAAGCCGAAGAAATCTCAAGCCGCCAACCAGCAACCAGCGCCATCATGTACAAAGAATACCCAACAGAAGGAGGTGAAATGATAACGGACTGGCAGTCTTTGATAGTCTGGGTTTTTATAACTAATTCTTTATCATTCATAATGAATCTTATTCAGTTTCTTGTAAATATAGATAAAGATTAACTATGAATAAGAAATACCCGAAAGTAATAATTAAAAACGGTCTACTTGCTATCGATAAACAAACACCCAATATAAAGAAAATGGATTTACCTCACGAAGTAAAAGAAATTCCTTATAGGAATCGGTATCATTTTGCGTTGGTTAACAATGTTGACGGGATATTTCCAGGCCAAATTGTCAGACACAAAAGAACTAAAAAACTATTAGGAGCAGTCGGAACAATAAAAGGGGATCAGATATCGATAGGACATGTTTGTCCCGAGTGCCATAACGCTTGGTACAGTACAGATGATCTTGAACCAGCTTTTCCGGGAGAATGCTGCGGTCTGTGGACATGGGACCAAGTCGAACCTAGGTTAAACAAAGGAGATATTTCTTTCCATAGCTGGATGGTAAATCAAATTGTAGATAAAGACTAACTATGAACAAAGAACAAACAATAGTCAGCCTCCTCATTGAGCTGGATAGAATGCTCAAAGTCGAAACCCACGAGGACGCCAATCCATATTTCACGTCTTCAGATCCCGAAGACAAAATTTTCCGGGCGAAATATGCAGGGAGAATTTACGGGGCCCGGAGGCTTTTAGGGTTGAGCCTCGCCTGTGAGCCTGGAGCATTATTACCCTCCGAGCCAATAGACAAGTTTGCCGATTTAGTGAATAAATCCAAACCCTCCGAAGCCGATGCTCATTGAATACGACGAAGAAGACCGCTGCATCCGCGTGGATGATGTAGCCGTGAGTCACGCAGATGCCGAACAGCTCATGAACGAATATGAAACCGCAGCGGCAGCCCTTGAAAACGCCCTGGTGCAGTATGAGAGGGACCATGCCACGACGGACAACCCTGACGGACACAACGACGACTTTTGACCAAAGCCATGAACGGGAACGAAAAAACGATAGCCAGCCTTGCGGATGCCTTGGAAGTGCTGTCCGGAGTGCTGAGGGAATTGGCGGACACTCCGGTTCCTTCCTCGGCTGAAGCGTCAAGCGTCGGAATGAATAATTTTGTTCCGGTAGATGAATTCGGAAGCGCAAAAGACTGCGCCGAACGGTTCCACTACTCCGTCAGTGGTATTACTCCTTATTTGTCGGAAGGGGTGAGGCTTGGGAAAATTACCAAGATGACGCCTATGAACAATCAACGGGGCAGGAAGGGCGAAGCACGCTTCAACATGCGCGAAGTCAGAGATTTTCTCTCCAACCAATCAAAACAATGACCACACATCAACACATCATCGACCGGGGGCCCTACAAGGGCATGGTGGAAACACTCACCAACAACCCGCACCCCGCCAAAACGGCGCGCTGCTACATGTGCGCCGAACCGCTGAACGCCTCGTCTTCGTGGGTGTCCCTGGTAGGGGACCATCAGGACGGCGTCTTCTGCGCCCGCTATCTGTGTCGCCTGTGCGCCCGGGAGCGCCTCAACGGCATCCCTGACGAAGCGGAGCGCTGTTGGAACTACACCCAGGCCGCACAATCAAAAGACCGCCTCTCCAAAATACTCGCTTACCTGATTTTGTGGTGCGGAGTAATTGCCGCGGGAGGGGGATTTTTATTCTTAATTTTCCTCCTGCTCAAAACCCTTTTTAACTGAACCCAATAGAACAAAAACACCATGCAAAGAAACGAATGCAAGCCCGGAACCGAAGTCATCATCCGGGGAACGATCAAGGAAGATGATGGGACTACGAAAGATCCTATCCTTGTTAAAATCCATGACAATAGAGGCTCTTATGAATCGTTATTTTTTGAGCCTTCCTTCCTCGAACCCGCCCAAGCGAAATACGACCCAGCGCGGAAATACCGCAAGGGGGATTTGGTACGAATCACCGGATTTCACGGGAGGCTTTTCGGGTGTGGAGGTAATCGGGAGTTGTCAGCAAATAACGCAATTGGAGACCAAGTGGCCCTTTGTGGAGACGAGGTTCCGGGAGGGGATGTTAGCCTCCCTGATGGCTTTTTACTAAACAAGAACTCTTACCTTTCTGTTGCCTGTATTGAGCTTGTCAAGCCCATTGAGGAAATTGAGGCGGAACAGCCCTATTATATTGAGGAGGCGGACGCGTCCTTTGATGTTTGGTTTAAAAAAGGCTCTGAAATTATCTTGAGAATGCACTGCGTGTCTTTCGGAGACGGGCGCGAAGTGACACGAGAAGAGGCCCTAGAGAAAGCCTTGGAGCTTTGCGACGAACTGAACCGCAAGCACCGCGAATCCCTGAATGCTTAAATAGCAGTTGGCCGGGGTCAGCGCCAACTGATCCCCGGCCTTGTTACACAGAACCATGCAAAGATTATGAGTAACGCACCTACAGATAAACTAGATTTGCCCCAGGCGCCAGTCCCGAAAAAGACACTCTACGAAATTGTGATGTCCGAGGACGTGAAGAACCACATTGCCCAGCTTGTAGAAGGCATGATGACGCCGGAACGGTGTATCAGCATCTTCTGGCATTGCTGCCAGAAAACCCCACTCCTTCAGCAATGCGCCCCTGTAACGCTGATTGCCGCCCTGAAAAACCTGCTGATGATGCGGTGTGAGCCTGACGGCATCCACGGCTATCTGGTGCCCTTTTGGAGCAATGATAAGGCAAGCGGCCGGTCTGTATTGACCTGCGTGGCTGTACCCTCCGCCCGCGGCCTGATGCGCATGGCCCGCTCCAATGGCGTCACCAATCTCAATATTGGAATTGTGAGAGAGGGGGAGCCATTTTCCTGGGGCCTGGAAGAAGGGAAATTTGCAATGAGCCACATCCCGGAATGGGATGACAGCACGGCGCCCATCAGGGGTTTTTATTGCACCTGGACAGACAAGGACCTCTACCTACACGGGGAACGCATGAGCCTGCGCGCCGTGGAGGAAATCAAGGCCCGCACCAAGTCCCGGAACAAGAAAGGGGAAGTAGTAGGTCCGTGGGTGACTGACTTCGGGCAAATGGGGCTCAAAACGGTCATCAAGCGTGCCTCCAAGCAATGGGATTTGCCCCTCTACATCCAAGAAGCCATGAGCAGCGCCGACGATCAGGAATTTGGAAGCGAAATGCGGAATGTAACCCCGTCCAAGGATGAAAACGAGGAAATAGACCCCTTTAACCCGCCCAAACCGGAGGAAAAACGGCCTACGGCATCGGAGGCATTACCGCCTCCAAATGATGATACCGATGATTTTTTTGGAAGTCTGAAGGAGCAGGAACGTGAGTATGTACCAGCCAATAGAGAGGACTACTAAAGTTATGTTAGACCTTGAAAATATAGTTATTTACGAGGATGTCCCACAACGGAGCGACCTATGGTTTAAATTGCGTTCCGGTCATCTGACCGCCAGCAACTTTGACCGACTGATCACTCCCAAAACCGGGAAGCCGTCAGCCCAGCAGGATGATTTAATCATCGAACTGTGCTGCTCCTGTCTGCGTCCGGATGAAATAACCTTTGAAGGCAATTTTCACACGGATCGCGGGGAAGCCTTGGAACAGGAAGCCCGCGAGCTTTTCGCGACCTTGACCGGCAAAGCGGTAAAAGAAGTTGGATTTATCCGCCGCAAAACGGCCCCTATCGGGTGCAGTCCTGACGGACTTGTTGTTGAAAATCTGGAAGACGGTCTTGATCTTGTGATTGCCGGCCTTGAAATCAAGTGCCCTATCTCCAAGCATCATGCCCGGTATCTGCTGGACGGCGTGCTTCCGGACAAATACAAGCCCCAGGTGCACGGATCCATGGCTGTGACTGGCTTGCGGGCGTGGTATTTCCTTTCCTACTGCCCCGGACTGCGCCCGTTTTTGGTCAAAGTGGAATGGGACGAGTACACCGACCGCATTAAGGCGGCTCTGGACGAATTCGGCCCAAAATACCTTGACGCTTACACTCGGATCATGCCGGCAATCCGCCCGGCAGCAGAAGGGAGGGCGGCATGAACAAGCGCATCTTAGGTCTTGATCTGTCCCTTAC